TTTAGCGGTATATATTGATTAATAATTCAATATGCCATATTCTTTGATGCATGGCAGATCCTACAACTTTTGCGTACATAGTCTTAAAAAGAGTACAAGAACGTATTTCTTTAACACAATCAGCTATCATTCATGGTACTGCTAAAGAGTACGTTGACTATAGAGAGTTAGTAGGTGAGCTCAGGGGGCTGGAATATGCCGAACAAGAAATCAAAGACGCTCTTAGTTCATCGGAGGAAGAATGACTAAAACGCTTTACGTGCCAGACCATGTTGCTGCCGAAGAAAATCAAAAACGGCAATCATCAGTGGCTTCTGCTTACATTGAGAAAGAAGAAAAAGTATTAGATCCTACCAGGTTAGACCTTTCATTAAATGAAAGGCTGCCACAGCCTACCGGTTGGAGAATATTGGTTATGCCTTATTCTGGTAGAAAAACATCTGACGGAGGAATACATATACCTGATTCTGTTAGAGATAGAGAAGCGTTAGCAACGGTAGTTGCCTATGTGCTAAAAACCGGACCATTGGCGTATGCTGATCCAAATAAGTTTGGAGAAGACGGAGAGCCGTGGTGCAAGGAAGGTCAATGGGTTTGTATTGGCCGTTATGCAGGAGCTCGATTTAAGATAGACGGTGGAGAAGTTCGCATCATTAATGATGACGAAGTAATCGCTACTATTATCGAACCTGATGATGTTAAACATGTCTAGAAAGAAGAAAGCCACCATAGGAAAGCTGACATGCCAGAAGAACAAAAAATAGAAATAGGTGATTCAGACGAATCATCGGTAGACGTTACTTTAGAGGAGTCCTCTGAGGAATCTACTGAAAGTGCGCCAGAAATTTTAGTTGAAAAGCAGGATTCTTCCGAGGAATTAGAAGAGTACAGCGATGGCGTTAAAAAACGCATTGCTAAGCTAACTAAAAAGATGAGGGAAGAAGAACGCCAAAAGCATGCTGCTACTGAGTTTGCAGAAAGTGTTCGTAAAGAAAACGAAACCCTAAAAAGTCGATTAGATAGCTTAGACGCCGGATATGTAAAAGAAGCGGATACTCGAATATCTTCTCAACTTGATACGGCAAAAAGAATAATGAAAGATGCCCATGAGTCTGGCGATATAGACAAAATGGTAGAAGCACAAGAAGTTTTAGCTTCTTTAGCCGTTGAAAAAGATAAAATCTCAACAGCTCAAAGAACAAGAGAAAGGCAAAGTGAAGAGGTTCAAGTAGAACCTCAAGCACAGGTTCCACATGAGCGATTTCTCGCACAACCTCAAGCACAACCTCAAGCACCCGCCAAGCCAGACCCAAGAGCCCAACAATGGGCTGAAAGCAATGCTTGGTTTGGTCAAGATGATGTTATGACTTATGCTGCTTTTGGATTGCATGATAAATTAGTCAATGACGAAGGGTTTGACCCAAGCGCCGATGAGTATTATGCTGAATTAGATAAAAGGCTTTTGACAGAATTTCCAGCGAAGTTAGGTCAGAAGAATTTAAACGGGGGAAGCCGAAAAGTTGCGTCAGCAGAAGCTTCCGCATCCCGCAACAAGGGTGGACGTAAAACTGTGAAACTAACACCCTCGCAGGTTGCAATCGCCAAGAGGCTTAATGTACCTCTTGAAGAATATGCTAAATATGTGTGAGGAATATGACTATGAGTAAAACAGAAAACACAAATGCTGCTAGTTCCACCCGGACGCCTAGAGCCAATCAAACACGCGCAGGGCAAGCGCGCCGACAACCGTGGAGGCCACCATCTGTATTAGATGCACCCCCCGCACCAGAAGGATTCAAACACAGATGGATTAGATCTGAAGTTATGGGTTTTGATGACCGTAAGAATATATCTGCTAGGCTAAGAGAAGGCTGGGAGTTGGTTCGCGGTGAAGAATACCCTGATTTTGATATTCCAACTGTTGAAGACGGCAAACATGCTGGAGTCATAGGTGTAGGAGGATTACTTCTGGCAAGAGTCCCGGTTGAAGTCGTTCAGGAACGTAACGACTATTTTCGCGGTATGACGCGCGATCAAATGTCTGCTGTTGACAACGACTTAGCTCGTGAACAGCACCCAGCGATGCCTATCAGTAACCCTGACAGGCAATCTCGTGTAACTTTTGGCGGTCCTCAAAATGAGGACTAGGAGAATATAATGGCGAATATTAATGGAAGTTTTGGCCTACGTCCGATAAGTAAATTGGGCGGCGGTTCTAATTCCACTGGTCTTACAGGCTATACTCCTTATGAAATTGCTAGTAACAACTCTGATTCAATCTACCACGGACAATTGGTTATTCCTCTTGCTTCTGGGTACATTGACCACACAGCTAACGCTGCTGGTGGAACAGTAAGTCATCTAGGAGTTTTTCAAGGATGTCAATATGTCTCAAGCACCACTGGAAAAACAGTGTGGAGTAACTACTGGCCCGGATCTGGGGCAGATAGTAATCATCCCGTTCAAGCATTTATAAATGACGATCCTAGTCAGTTATATTTAATTGCAACGGATGCCTCTTGGACAAGTAAGGCAACTGCTCGCGCAAGTGTCTTTTTAAACGCAAGTCTTTCTACGGGTATCACAGGTACTGACGCTACTGGCCTTTCATTAGGTCGTCTAGCTATCAGCACTCTTGCTACAACTAACTCACTCACATTGCGTGTTATGGGTTGGGTTGATGATTCTGATAACCAAGACTTTGCATCTGCCGGAATCGGCGCAATCGTACGTATAAACAACCCTTTCAATGCGCCTACGGGTTCCATTGCAGCGGGCACTGTTTCTACAACTGGCGTATAAGGAGTATATGAGAAATGGCTATAAGTAGAGCACAACTAGCTAAAGAGCTAGAGCCTGGCCTCAATGCCTTATTCGGTATGGAGTACGCCAGATACGATCAAGAAGACAAAGAAATCTATGACACTGAATCTTCAGAACGAGCTTTTGAAGAAGAAGTAATGCTAGCAGGATTTGGTTCCGCGCCGGTTAAGTCAGAAGGTTCTGCTGTGTCTTTTGATGACGCGCAAGAAGCATATACCGCAAGGTATACACATGAGACTATCGCTCTTGCTTTTTCAATAACAGAAGAAGCAATTGAAGATAATCTTTATGATCGTCTTGCATCACGTTATACTAAAGCGTTAGCGCGCAGTATGGCTCACACCAAACAGGTGAAAGCTGCTGCAACCCTAAACAACGCTTTTGATAGCACCTTCGCAGGTGGTGACGGCAAAGAGCTGTGCGCTACTGATCACCCTTTGGTGACCGGTAACACACTTCGCAATGAGCCAAGCACTGCTGCTGACCTAAACGAAACGAGCTTAGAGAACTCACTTATTGACATTGCAGGATTTGTCGATGAGAGAGGTTTGAAAGTCTCTGTTCGTGGATTAAAGTTGATTGTCCCATCTGCATTGCAGTTTGTTGCGGATCGTCTTCTTGAGTCTACACTTCGTCCAGGTTCATCAGATAACGACGTAAATGCTACTCGAAATATGGGTATGCTTCCGCAAGGATACGTTGTTAACCATTACTTGACGGACACTGATGCGTTCTTCATAAAAACAGATGCTCCTAGAGGATTTGTTCACTTTGAACGTATGGGTATGTCTACCAAGATGGAAGGTGACTTTGATACAGGCAATGTTAGATTTAAAGCTCGTGAGCGTTACAGCTACGGGTACTCAGATCCACGTTGCATATACGGTTCCCCTGGAGCTGCATAATACTTTTAAAGTATATGAGAGGGGGCCTTGTGCCTCCTTTCTTTTTTGTGTACCCTCAAGGTTACCTAGGATTTTTTTAACTATAACGACTGCCCTAGCAGACACTTATTATGACGTTATAGTGAAACCTTTAATAAGGAGGTCAGCCAAATGGCTAATTCAACTTTTAACGGACCGATTCGTTCAGAAAACGGTTTTGAGCAGATTTCAATAGCCGATGTAACAGGTGTTGTAACTACTAACTTTGATATAGATGCAAGCGGTAATATAGACTCAAGTGGTAGTATTGCTACCAGCAGCACAATTACTGCTAGACGCGCTGTTAACACAGATTTCAACGCGGCAGGGGCAAAAACAGATACCCTAACGGCGGCTCAATCAGGAACTTTGTTTTTGATTAACGGTGCGGCAGCAAATATTGTTAACCTTCCAGCGTTGTCTACAGGCAATGTAGGTGTGACGTATGAGTTTCAACTTACTGTAGCTGTTGGTGGAAGTGTAACAACCACATTTGTACTGCCGGGTAGTGCAGTGTCTAATTTCCAAGGTATGC